TTTGACTGCGGAGTTTGGAGGTTCGACTCCTCCCGGGGCAGCAATAAAATGGAAGGCATCCGGCTGGATGAGGGGCTGCTCTTGAAAAGCAGTAATACCGAAAGGTATTCGGGGTTCGAGTCCCTGGTCTTCCGCTAACTAACACAGAATGAATGATACGAGCCTTCAAAGTTCGAAAGGAGCCAGGGTGTTAGTTTTTAACTAGGTGTGGGAAAGTTGGTAATCCGCGTGGTTTGGGACCACGAGACCGCAGGTTCGAGCCCTGCCACTTAGACTATTATTAACCATAAAAAACGAGAAATTATGGAAAGTGACAAGAGCGACAAGAGTCGCAAACAGAAAAGATCTCGTAGCTCAGTTGGATAGAGCACCTAACTTTTAATTAGGGAGTCGTGGGTTCGAGCCCCACCGGGGTCACAATAAGGTGAGGCACATCCTTTAAACCAAGCGGGTTTGAGTCCCGAGGCCTTATTATTTAATGCACCTTTAGCTCAGTTGGTAGAGCGTTGCCCTTACATGGCAAATGTCATAGGTTCGAATCCTATAGGGTGTACAATGGGTATAGTTTATCTTCCTGATGAGGGATAAAAACAACTAGAGATAGATAGATTGGTGAATTGTCACCTACCCAGTATTAAATGCCGTAGCGCTGAAGTTGGAGAGTCGGGGCAGACTGTAAATCTGTTGTCGCAAGGCTGAGTAGGTTCGAATCCTACCTGCGGTACAAAATCCTGTTAGTAGGGTAGATGGAAGAAATCATCTAAATGATTAGCCACTACTACAGGTACCTGGACTAGTAGCTCAGAGGTAGAGCAAGCGACTGTTAATCGCTGGGTCGGAGGTTCGATCCCTCCCTGGTCCGCTTAATGCGTGTATAGCTCAATTGGTTAGAGCATCCGCCTGATACGCGGAAGGTTATAGGTTCGATTCCTGTTAGACGCACAATTGGAAAGTAAAACAGTCAGGGCACTGTCACCGCCTGCTAAGCGAGTGGTACCTTCGGGTATGTGTTTCGAGTACACTGTTTTCCGCTTTATACCGTAGGTCCTGGGTGGACGAGGTGGGCTCATATCCTGCTTTGGGTTGGTTCGAACCCAACATACGGTACTGTGTATGTAGCTCAGTAGGTAAGAGTGCTTGATTGTGATTCAAGAGGTCGTGGGTTCAATTCCCACCATACACCTAAGAAATGCCTCGGTGGTGGAATTGGTAGTCACGCCGGACTTAAAATCCTGTGCTCGTATGGGCGTGCCGGTTCGACTCCGGCTCGAGGTACAACTGCCCACATAGTTCAATGGATAGAACGCTCGGCTACGAACCGGGAGATAGGTGTTCGAGTCACTTTGAGGGTACAAATGCCCCTATAGTTCAATTGAATAGAACATCCCCCTTCTAAGGGGAAAATTGGAGTTTGAATCTCTGTGGGGGTACATAACATGCGTGCTTGGTGTAATTGGTAGCACAACGGATTCCAAATCCGTTAGTCAGGGTTCGAGTCCTTGGGTGCGCGCATAAGACGGGAGGCAAGTTATGAGGGTAGAACCGTTAGGATACCTCATACGAGTCCTCCCCGAAGAAGGACTGGTAGCTCAGTTGGTAGAGCACTTGATTGAAGCTCAAGGTGTCGCAGGTTCGAATCCTGCCCGGTCCACTTAAACGCTCAGGATGGTCTTGGAGGCCGGTAGGTCTGCAAAACCTATAGAGTAAGTTCGATTCTTACCTTGAGCTCATAAAAAAACTTGGCTTTCCAATATATTTTTCGTATATTGAATGTATAAGAAAAGAAAGTTCATTGACATATTGGAAATTTAAAATGCACGAGTGGTGGAATTGGTAGTCACGCCGGACTTAGAATCCGGTGCCGAAAGGCGTGAGAGTTCGAGTCTCTCCTTGTGTACAAATTGCAGGCATAGCTCAATTGGCTAGAGCACTAGCCTTCCAAGCTGGGGGTTGTGGGTTCGAGTCCCACTGCCTGCTCAACGTAGTAATTGCTCCTCATAGAGGTAAGCATCTGACAGTAACATCAGACTGGCAATGCAATTACTAAGAGGTAAGGAAAAGACTAAATGGGGGATTAGCTCAGCTGGCTAGAGCACTGCACTTGCACTGCAGGGGTCAACGGTTCGAATCCGTTATCCTCCACAAAGTAGAGAGAACCAGTAGTCTGAGGGTAATCCATAAGATTAGAATACGTCATACTCTACTTTATTTGGTCCATTGGTGTAGTGGCTAACATACCACCCTGTCACGGTGGTGCCGCGAGTTCGATTCTCGCATGGACCGCAAATTATATTGATTTGGTTTAAATCCAGTAAAGAACTGCTTTGCATGTATGTGTAGATGAGGAGACAAAAGTTCTTCCGAATCAATATATTTTTCGTATATTGAAAGTAAGAAAAAAATGAAATAGTAGCATGTACGCAAGGTTTAAACGCTATTTCAATTATGTTCCGTTAGTGAAGCGGTTAACACGCTGCCCTTTCACGGCAGAGGCACGGGTTCGAATCCCGTACGGAATACAACATAGCGGGGTGGAGGAGATGGTTTCACTCGCTGGGCTCATAACCCAGAGACCGCCAGTTCGAGTCTGGCCCCCGCTACTAAATGTCCCTGCAAAAATTGTAACGGACTTGGTCAGAGACATGTTCTTGCAATCTCAATACCTTAAGTTGAGCAGCTCATCTAATGGATGGGCAAATAGTCAGGTGGTGGAACTGGTAGACGCTATTATATTTTATGTCAGACACACCGAAACAAAGCGGACGGCGACACACAGGAGAGTTAACTCCCAAATAAACCATAAAATATAATTTGGAGAACGAAAGTTTATTACAGGTTCGAATCCTGTCCTGACTACTAAAATTAACCGAGGAGCTGAACAAGAACATAGGCAATAAGGAGGGTGAAAATAGGTACGAATGTTTCACTGGGGTAAATGGGATTGTAACTCAAGCGTGCATAGGTTACAATCAGTAAGTTAATTTTTTAAAATAGTCAGGTGGCACTGGGTGCTAGGTTGAGTTGATAAATTTTTCACGATATTATAGTTAATTCAACTGTCCTACATAGGTTCGAATCCTGTCCTGACTACGAGAGTTAGGTGTAATTCTTTGGTAGTTCTTAGATAGCATACTATACGTGAGGTGGCTTTACAACTTTCCACCAGTCCTGTCCAAAATAGAAAGTTGATACAGGTTTAATAAAGGAGTGAGGGAAAGAGTAACTAACGAGTACCTTACAACCTACTGTAAATTAGTCAGGTGGTGGAATTAGGTATACACATCCCAATAAGCGCGCAACTCAGATGATATGGACAGTTGCATTTACAGGTTCGAATCCTGTCCTGACTACAATTGGTCTTTTAACTCAGTTGGTTAGAGTAGCTCCCTCATAAGGAGAAAGTCCCAGGTTCGAGTCCTGGATGGACCACGAACAGTACCTACCACGCTTCTGGACTGGGGTGTCCCCGATTGAGCGTACCAGGGTAGGTCTTTTGCAAGACCTGTGTATTTCATTACATAGGCTTAGTACCAGGTAGGCATCCCGTTAGATCTGCTGCTTGGTCTCTCCGTTAAGGGGAAATGGAATTTGCTGCAGCACCTGACTGACGAGTCATAACTGCTCAACCCTATAACCACTAACACCCCCAAGCAAGACTACCTGATCAGTAGAAACTACTTGGGGTTTTTATGTAACCAATAAAAACAAAATATATGATGTTTATCATAGGAATGTTATGTTTAGCTGTAGCAGGCTTAATGTATTTAGTTATTAGATTATATCAAGAACTTTCCAATATGGAAGATATTCTTCTAAAAATGAGTCATGACTTGAACATGGTCTCCAAAACAATGGAAAACATGCACAAACATGAAAAACAAAAAGAACTAGCAAAACAAATAATTTTAGGCTAGGATTTCCAATATCTCTTTCGTATATTCATTTTAAAATAAAGGAAAATGAAAACAAAATTACTTAAGAAAGTCAGAAAACGATACAGTATTAACCATTATCCTAAGGGTGTGTACTTATATGGGGAATTTGAAAAAGGTCCCGTTACTATACTACAAGATAACCACAACCAATTTAGAGGTTGGTGTGTTGATGGTAGTGATAAGCAAAAAGCTTTAGATGAGTTGATGGATGAGTTAAAAAAATGGATTTTAAAAGATTATAAACATACTCGAAAAATCAAAAAAGAAAAAACCACAGTAGAAAAATTGTGGTACTCTCAAAATAAAGGAAAATGAAAAAACGTTTAAATGACTTGTTAGCTCCATTGTATTTAGGAGGAGCTTTAGGTGTATTCGGGAATATACATTATTACCAATGGAAATTTTATGCAATTATAATTCCATTTTATATCCTTGCAAAATTTACTAAATTTAATCAAGATTCATGAAAATTACACTCATATCAGATACTCACGCAAAACATAATCAACTCAAAAATGATTTACCTGGAGGTGATTTGTTGATTCATGCTGGTGACTTTATGTCATCAGGTTATGAATATACTGAAGCGATGAATTTCTTTGATTGGTTTGATAAAATCAACAATTACGATACAAAAATATTCATTGCTGGGAATCATGATAGAGTAATGGAGAATGACCCTGAATGGGCTAGAGGTATTTTAACTGGATATAAAACAATCGATTATCTACAAGACGAGGAATTGACAATGTATTTCGATGGACCAAACGGAGACACTCCAGAGGACAACATTCACATTTATGGTTCACCTTGGCAACCTGAATTCTACAATTGGGCATTTAATTTACCTCGCCACAGTGAGGAAATGAAAGCAAAATGGGATGCAATCCCATCTAACACAGATATTTTAGTAACACACGGGCCCCCATTTGGCTATCAAGACATACCAGGAGGACAGAGTACACTTAGAGTTGGTTGTGAAATGTTACGTTATCGAGTAGATGAGATTAAACCAAAAATACACGTGTTTGGACATATTCATGGTAGTTATGGACACTATTACAATGGACACACACATTTTTTTAATGCATCCGTATTAAACGAACGATATAATTATGCAAACCTTCCATTCACATTTGAATGGAATCCAATAACAAACGAAATAAATTGGTTATGATAGGAGGAGTACAACCCAAAGCATTGCTAACCCAAGATAAGGATGGCAATTTAGAAATAAGTGAAAATCAAGCTGAATTGCTAGGTTTAATTGAAAAGGAATTCAATTGGAGATTAGTTAGAGAAGGTGATGGATTAAACAAAAAATCCAAAGCAATCATGTGGCTTGAATGGAATGAAAACGGGACATTTAAATCAAAACACGATGAACCAGCAGTTGGCCGTTCATTACTTATGTCCCCATTTAACCATGCTTTCACATGGCAAACCACAATCATCACCGAGTTGATAGAGGTAAAAGATGATTACATTAAATTTAAAACAGAAAATAGTACATACGAGTTATTTGAGTTATGAAACAGTTTTATAAACACAACGACAAATACTACATCATCCATAGATCAATAGCTATTGCTTTATTTACTGATAAAGATGGTAAAATTGATTTAGAAGGTGTTAAAATATGGAGAGATGGTTTACCAATGGTTGATCATGTACTACGCAATGAAACACATTTCTTATTTGTAGAAACTATACAGGATGCGGAAATTATTGAGGACGATCAAGAGGTGGTGGAAGAAGCACATAGCTGATACTGTACCTGAACATTTAAAGGATTTATTTTAAATTTGGAGACCCGAAAGGGTTTTCGTATATTAAATTAAATAAAAAGAAGGTTATGGATATAGATAAGAGAATAACTAAATCAGAATTAATTAGTAAGTTTAAAGATGGAGAAAAACGATATCGTGAATCTGCTTTATTTCATAAAGTAATAGATACTATATTACATGGTGGGGATGAAATTACAATAATTGATCAACTTATTGAAATAAATGATTCTACCATAAAGGAATTAACAGATTATATTGAACGTACAAAACCACCAACTAGATTTTATTAAAACTAAAGTTATGAAAGAATTATTTTTACTTAGAGGATTACCTGGATCAGGTAAATCAACATTAGCAAGATCCTTAGGTGGGATGCATATGGAAGCTGATAAGTATTTCATGTCCAGCGGTAAATATGAGTTTGATGCCTCTCAACTAAGAGATGCACATAATTGGTGTCAAAATGCTGTAAGGGTTGGTATGGAAACTCAAGGTCAAAAAATCATAGTATCAAATACATTTACTCAAGAATGGGAAATGGATCCTTATTACAAATTAGCTGAACAATATGGTTATCGAGTATACTCACTTGTAGTTGAAAATCGCCATGAAGGAGTAAATGAACATGGAGTACCAGCAGACAAGTTAGAGCAAATGAAAAACCGATTCGAAATTAAATTATAAGAAATGGAAGATAAGAATTCACCTAATAAAATTAAAGTTGAAAAACAGATCTATTGGGGGAGTAATAATGACCAAATGAAGTGGAAAGATATTAAACCCCTCCACTTAGAAGACGATGACGTAATAAGTTCAGGATGGGTTGATGATGATAACTTCGATTATCATGGATATTGGCATAATGAGATTACTCGAATGGTTGAAGAGTCTGATGAGCAATTTGAGAAACGACAAGCGGACAATGAACGTATGAGTCGCTGGGCAAGAGAACAAAGATATAAAAGTTATTTAAAACTTAAAGAAGAATTTGAATATGGAAAATAATAATAGTGTATGTTACGTAGGAACCGTAACTGAAATTAGAGCAATTGAAGGTGCTGACAATATTGAATTAGCAATTGTAGGTGGTTGGAATGCTATTGTCAAAAAAGGTGAAATTAATGCAGGTTCATTAGTTGCTATTGCAACAACGGATGCTGTAATTCCACAAGAACTTTCCGATAAAATGGGTGTAACTAGCTATTTACGCAAAGGTCAACGTGTAAGAACAGTTAAGTTGCGCGGTGTATATTCTGAATGTTTGATTATTCCAATCACACATGTTAAAGCATCAAGTATTAAAGAAGGTAAAGACTTAATGGGTGAACTTGATATTACCAAATACGAACCACCAGTTAAACAAATTCAACTATCTTCAGGTCGTAAGATCAAATACAAAGATAATCCAAACTTTGGAGTGTATTACAAGTTCCCTAACTTGAAAAATGTTACAGGAATGTTTACAAGTGAAGATCACGTTGAGATTACTCGTAAAATTCATGGTACAAATGCTCGTTACGGTATTGTAAAGAAAAATAAATTGTCATTTATAGACAAAGTAAAACGATTCTTTGGTAATGAGTGGGCAGGATATGAATATGTTTATGGTTCACACAACGTTGAAAAAGGATCTGATTCACAAGGTTTCTACTCAACTGATGTTTGGAGAACAATTGCTGAAAAATATAATATTAAGGAAAAGCTTTGGAACTTTACCCGAGAACACAAAGAAATCGGATCAGGTGTAATTTTATATGGAGAAATTTATGGTGCCGGTATTCAAAAGAACTATGACTACGGTTTAAAGGATATGGAATTTGCTGGGTTTGATTTGGTTGTAGATGGTGTGTATGAACCTGTTATCTCAAGTCGATTAGTAATTAAAAATTGGTTACAATTACCATATGTAGAAGTATTACATAAAGGATTATGGTCACAAGAAATCCAAGACAAGTTTGTGTTCAACAACTTCATTGAAGGAACCAAAGTACCACATGAAGGGATTGTCATCAAACATATAAGTGGAGAACGAAACAAAGTAGCTAAAGTAATTAATCCAGATTATTTGATCTATGGAGAAAAACATAACGTAGGAGATAGTCACTAAATTTGGAGGAGCGAAAGCTCCTTCATATATTTCATTTAAAATAAAGGATATGTTAAACAGTATTAAATTATGGTGGGAATTTGAAGGTAGATATTACCATAAAGACTTCATCAACGGTGTTAAAAACTTATGGAACTGGTTTCCTGTTATTTGGAAAGATAGAGACCATGATCAACATTTTATTTATGAGGTACTAATCCATAAATTGGAAAAACAAGCCAAATATATTGGAGAACGAGATTGGCATACTAGAGCAAAACGTGATGCTGAAAAAATGTTGTTATGTGCTCGATTAGCCCGTATCCAACAAGAAGAGTTATACTGGTACGAACCTATGGAATACCTAGACCAGGATGTTGAGTTTGTCCCAACAGATGAAACTGAAAAATGGTTTACAATGGAATCAACTATAACACGAGATGAATTAATTGATTACTTCTACAAGTATAGACGTCAACATAAATTAATTAACAAAACAGATAAAGATACTAAACGTATTGCAATTGAAATAGCCCGCAACAACCAAGAACGTTCTCGTAAACTATTATTTAAGATAATGGAAGAGAATATTGGAAAATGGTGGGATTAAAATAAAATAAAATGAGACTATTAAAACCATTATCTATTGTGCTTGTAATGTTATTTACAACATCTGTCCTTGTTTTTATAATAAAACAAGAATTAGGTGAAACATATTCTGTTACCTTGGAAAACGGAATAACATTTGAAGCAAACCGAGTAACATGGTATAATTCAGGTATAGCTGATATTCGTAAAACAAATGGTGAGAGAATCCAAATCCCAACACGATCAATTAAACAAGTTAAAATTATAGAAAGCAAATGATATCACCACAATCAATTAGAAAAGGAATCATCATCAAATTTGATGGTGTTGAAGTCGATAAAGCGACTATCATCAAAGCAAGTGAATCATGGAGTGTGAATCATGAAACGTTGTTTAAAAAATTACTTAAACAAGGTGGTCAATTCAAAATCAATGGAGTATTAGTTGAGGTAAAACCAATTGAAAAAGCACTTAACTCAAAAGGTGAAATGACAATCAATCTCCCACCATCAGATCCATTAGCAAGATTTTAAAAATAATTTGGAGAAGTAAAAAAGTTTTCGTATAATTACTGTATAAAAATAAAAGTTATGATAATATTAGATCTAGTAAACTTACCCAAATCAGATATTAAATATAAAATCAGTAAATTTCCTGATGGGCAGCAACAATTACAATTTGAAGGTACACAAATTGGACTTATTAAGGGTTATACAAATCCCAATTTTGATTATCAAATCACAATTAAATCTCGTTTAAATGATTTTAAAGATTTAGAATTAATATGTTGCGCAGTAGCATCTTTACGGGAATTGGGTATTGAAAAAATTCATTTATACACACCTTACTTTTTAGGAAGCAGAAGTGATAGAAAATTTGGAGAAGGATCAAATAACTATTTAAAAACAGTTATCTGCCCAATCATCAACTCATTAAACTTTAAATCCGTAACAGTAATGGACCCCCATTCAGATGTATTAGAAGCATGTTTAAATAACTTTAAGAAAATTGATAATTTTGCTTTAGTAGATGATGCACTTTCATATTTGATTGGAGAAGATGAAGAAGATCAAGTTGTATTAGTTTCACCTGATGCTGGTGCTTATAAAAAAATATTTGATGTTGCTAAGGAATTTAATATTTTAAAAATTATCACAGCAACTAAAGTACGAGACCTTAAAACAGGACAAATCCTTCACACTGAGGTGCCTGTTTTGGATCAACACAATGATTTAAAATATATTATTGTTGATGATATCTGTGATGGTGGTCGTACATTCATTGAAATTGCTAAAGCAATTAAAGTAAGTTGCCCAACTGCTAAAATTTATTTAGTTGTAACACATGGTATTTTTAGTGCAGGTTTTGAGGAATTAGAAAAATATTTTGAACGAATTTATACTACCAACTCATATAAAGATACCATTGAACGAATTGTAAAACGATTTAATGTATTCAAATGATAGAAATACGTTATAAGGATATCGAACCGGGTATTGGCAATGTAACAAGAGATGAGTTAGTATGCACCTGTCCAACTGAAATGTTAGCCAATTGGGTCTACTCAGCACTTGTACGAGATATGTCATTAGATTATGATGAACCAAATAGAGAATTTTATATAAAAACAATATGAACGTATTTAAACCAGAAGACGGCCATTTTTTTCATGCACTCAAAAATCCTAGTGTTTTCTTAGCAGGTTCCATCGAAATGGGAAAGGCTGATGATTGGCAAACAAAATTAGCTAACGAATTTTCATCATGGGATGTTGTTTTTCTTAATCCTAGGCGAGCTGGATGGGATTCTAGTTGGGAACAACGACAGTCAGCAATCAACTTCAATTACCAAGTCAATTGGGAAATGAATCATCTAGAAGCAGCTGATATTATTTTCATGTACTTTGCGCCTGATACTAAGTCTCCGATATCATTGCTTGAACTAGGAGCATTTGGTACTTCAGGTAAAATGATTGTATGTTGCCCAGATGAATTTTGGCGTAAAGGTAATGTCGAAGTATTTTGTACTAGAAACAATATTCCATTATTTAGAACAATGGAAGATGCAACGGGAGCTTTAAAGACAAAGCTTCATATGACTCGTAAACTTAAATAAAATAAAAATATGAATCCATTATTATTGACAGACGGTTATAAAACAGGCCATCACCAACAATATCCAAAGGGAACAACGTTGGTTTATTCAAATTTCACACCACGTAGCAACAAATATGCTCCCAAAGGATGTGATCAAGTAGTATCATTTGGACAACAAATGGTAATGAAACAAATTCATGAAGCCTTTGAGAAAGAGTTCTTCCATCAACCAAAAGAGTATGTGTGTGCAGAAATGAAACGTGAGTTGTCAATGTATTTGAACACTGACTATGATGTATCTCATTTTGAAGCGCTTTGGGATTTGCAATATCTTCCAATTGCAGTTAAAGCAATTCCAGAAGGTACATTGGTTCCAATTAAAGTACCTGTATTGACTATTTACAATACACACCCGGATTTCTATTGGGTAACTAATTATTTGGAAACGATTTTATCCAACTTGCTATGGAAACCAATGACATCAGCTACTATTGCTCACCAATACCGTAAAGTATTGACTAAATGGCAAGAAAAAACCGATGCTGAAAAATCATGGTTTATTGATTGGCAAGGTCATGACTTCTCAATGCGTGGAATGGATAGTGTTGAAGCAGTCATCTCTTCAGGATTAGGTCACTTAACAAGTTTCAATGGTTCTGACTCGTTACCTGCAATTTATGGAGCACGTAAATACTATGGAGCTGAAGGACCAGTTGCTGGATCAGTAAACGCAACCGAACACTCAGTTATGTGTGCCGGAGGTAAAGAGGATGAAGTAGAAACATTCCGTCGTTTGTTAGAAACATACCCAACAGGAATTTTATCAGTCGTATCTGATACTTGGGATTTGTGGAAAGTATGTACTGAACACCTTGTTACTTTGAAAGAAGAGATTTTGGCTCGTGATGGTAAATTGGTTATTCGTCCTGACTCAGGAAATCCAGTGGATATTCTTTGTGGAACACAACAAGTTATTCCATACCCTGAAGATTATAAATTAAAACCTTCTGAAAAAGGCGTTATCGAACTACTTTGGGATGTATTCGGTGGAACAGTCAATGAACAAGGTTACAAAGTTCTCGACCCACACATTGGAGCAATTTATGGAGATTCAATTACAATCGATCGTGCTGATGAAATTTGCGCAAGATTAGCCGCAAAAGGCTTTGCATCAACAAACGTAGTACTTGGTATTGGTTCATTCACCTATCAGTATAACACTCGTGACACATTTGGTTTCGCAATGAAGGCGACGTATGTTGAAGTAAATGGAGAAGGACGTGAAATATTCAAAGATCCAATCACAGATGATGGAACAAAGAAATCAGCAACTGGTTTATTATGTGTAGCAACTGATAATGAAGGAAAATTGGTATTAGCTGATAAAGTTAGTTGGGATGGAGAAGCCAATGGAAAACTTCAAACCATTTACAAAGACGGTAAATTTGCAAATGTAACCGATTTAGAAACAATTCGTAAACGCTTAAAATAAAATATATGGGATTTTTTTCAAACATTATCAGCGCAACAGTTAAAACAGCATTAACACCAGTTGCAGTAGTAAAAGATGTAGTAAATGTAGCAACTGGAGAAGAAGCAGATGCAACTAAAAATTTAGTTAGAAGTGCAGGTGAAGATGTTGCAGATGCATTTGATGATTTAGGTGATGGTGAAATGTAAACAAAATGGAAAACAAACACACAAACAAAGCGTTTAAGATAGCGTTAATTATCTTATCATTCGGATTACTTACTGGACTATTAGGCGAATATATAGTAAGTAGAGAAGTAAACGGTTATATCCAGCTTGCCGCAACTGGAGTATGGCTTTATGTAGGTATGCGGTTAGGTAAAAAAATATATAAATTAATTTAAAAAAGTTATGATTACAGGAATTGTTATTTTATTTGGCTTATTGTTAGCTGGAATTGTTTTTGTCAAAGGTGAGAAAACTATCATTAAAAAAGATCGTTGGGGTGATGATCGAGAAGTTACAAACACTTCATTAATCACAAAAGTAGTTGGTATTATACTAATTACAATTATTGCAGGTGCAATTCAACCATTTGCTATCGAGAAAGTAGATAGTGGTTATAAAGGATTGAAAGTAAATTTAGTTGGTTCTCAACGTGGTGTTACAAATTACCAATATAAAACAGGTTGGGTAATGTATAATACATGGACTGAGCAAATGTTAGAGTTCCCTACATTCCAACAACACATCGAATACGATGATCAACAAGTAATTACTAAAGGTGGATTCCCAGCTACAATTAAACCAACATTCAACTACTCATTAAAAGAGTCTAATATTGGTGATATGTTCGTGAATTTACGTTTAGATGTTAAACAAGTTGAACAAGGATGGTTGAAAAATGCCATTATTGGAGCTGTGAATGACGTAGCTAATACTTGGGAAGTTGATAGTATCTTTGGACATCGTCAAGCATTTGAAGCATCTATTGTTGCTGAATGTAATATTCGATTGTCAAAATGGTTTAATGTGTCTCAATTACGTACTAATATTACACCACCTGAGGCATTACAAGAATCGATTATCGCCAAAACAAAAGCTATTCAACAAGCTGAAGCATCTGAACAACAAGCTTTAACAGCGATTGCTGAAGGTAAACGTAAAGTAGCTGTTGCTCGTGCCGATTCAGCCGAATTGATCATTAACGCATATGCTGCTGCTCAAGCGATTAAGATTAAACAAACACAAATTACACCAATGTATATTGAGTATTTAAAAGCTCAAGCATGGGATGGTAAATTACCAACTACAGTTGCTGGTGGAAATGGTTTGTTTTTGAACTTAAATAAAAAGTAATATGAAATTAATAGTAATTATTTTTAGCTTAATTTTATTAGCAAGTTGCAGTTGTGATTGTGATGTCCAAATATATGGTAAACATAGATTCAAAAAAGGTGATGTTGCCTATAACAAAATAACAGATATAAAGATCCTTATTTTAGACACACTAAGAGTAGGTTGTGAATTGAAATATAAAGTTGTTGATGCTGATTATGATTATTACTACATTTCAGAAGTTGAGTTAAAATAAAAAATATATCCTTTTCGCCTAAAGGAATAGCCCCCGCAAGGGGGCTTTTGTATATTCATCTAAAATTGAGAAAATGGAATTTGTAATTGATAAGAAAAAACGTGAACCCAAAATACCTGAATTCATAGTGTTGAATGAGTTAGCTCAAGTGTTCTGTGGTTTGATAGGTGGTTATCCTGACTTTAGTGATGACTTTGATTTAGCTAAACCATTAGTAAGGTATGAACAAGTAAGAATGATTCAACAAGGGACTTCTTATAAATTAGAGATAGAGTATTTGTAGAAGGACAAAGAGTAGTAAAATTGATTTCGTATATTATATAAAACAAAAGAAATGAAAAAATTATTAGGAGTATTCGCCATTGGATTAATTTTAATTAGCTGTAAAAAAGAAGTAACATCACCTTGCCCTGGTGGATGTAATCAAGAATTGCTTATCACCTCAGCAGGAGATACTGCCGATATTGATGCAAATGGATTTTATCACATTGTTTGGGGTGGACCTAACTACTTCACCATTAAAGGTAAATTATCCGAGTTAGATCCCCAATATGTTGTAAATGGTGTTCCATTAATTGAAACTCGATTTGATTCAGACTATTGGGTTATATTTGATACTATTCAAATCACATCACCTATTTATTCTCCATTGGGTGGTTATAGTACAAATAATTTTACAGGACCTATTGCTATTGGAAATCAAACATATACCCTACAAGATTTAGGCAATGAGCATTTCTACCCAACTAACATTGTAGGATACCAATTAACACCTCATATGTGTTATACTTGTTCATATTTCCCTGATTTAATTGGAACATATAGCAAATACACTTACAAACCACAACAACAAATCTTTTTAGATAATGAAATGGTGGGTGATACTGCAAATATATTTGTTGAAACTATTTTCAATAATGACGTGGGAGCTAGTGAAATGAAAAGATCTCATTTGAAAGTAATTTTTGAATGAGGGAATATTTTTAGTGAAAGAGATTTCGTATATTTAGGCATATTAAAAAAAGAAAAGTTATGAATATTGTAAAAAGAACAACAGGAAAAAGAGGTAGACCAGCTAAAACACAGAATTTAACTCCGATTCCATCAATCATTGATTTCTCACAAATCACTAAATTAAATAAATTAGACATTGATAAGCGAATGCTTGAGTCAATGACAACAGGATTATCTGTTATGGATGAATTGTTCTCACATGAAGGTGGTGTACCATGTGCAACAAATATTATGGCAATTGGTGACCCAGGAGTAGGTAAAACAACAATAATGCTTGATATTTTAGCATCTGTTCAAAACAAAGGACGTAAATGTTTATTTGTTTCAGGTGAAATGGGTCGTAAACAAATGTTTAAATATACAGAACGATTCAAACAATTTGGTGTTGTAGATACATTGTTCACATCTGACTACATGCAATACAATACAAAAGATGTTATTGAGCAAGCATTTGATTTGGGTTATGATTTGGTTTTGATTGATTCAATTGCTGAAATTATTGAGGGTACTCGTGATGATAATGGATGGGATCGTAAAACAGCTGAATCATGGTTAGTTGAGGTTTGTGTTCGAAACAATAAAGGTGAAAACAAACAAAACAAATTCACATCATTCCTATTGATTCAACAAGTAACTAAGTCAGGTGAGTTTGTAGGTTCAAACAAATTGAAACACATGACTGATGCAATGCTTGAAATGAGACGTGAGTCAGAACGTGATGGTGGAGGTTGTTTCATGATGTTCAATAAAAACAGAAATGGAAATGTGAACAAGAAACTATCATTTGAACTTTCAAACAATAAAATTGATTACGGAATTTTAGTAGATGCTTAATTGAGGGAATAAGAGATATAAAATAAAATTCGTATATTGAATGTATAAAATAAGAAATAAAAGTTATGGCTAAAAAAGAAAAAAATATTATTGAGACAAAGTTCTTAAACATCAAATCAAAGTTCAAAGCAGGCGGTTATGATATCGACGAAATGGACACATTAACATGTGATTTAATCGCTCACTTGTCACAATTGACAGACAATGGTGTAGAGGAAATTGAAGGTGTATCAATCGATTTGTACAAAGACAGAACATGGTGGTTAATTGAGAAATTAGGATTGTTACCTGAGTACCGAGACGAGGATGAAGATTTAGATGAATTGGATGAGGTTGAAGACACCTACTACAAGGATGAAGATGAATTCGAGTACGAAATTGATGACAGCAAATTCTATAATTGATATGAAAGCAAAATTAATTAAGAATCATTATGGCTTTGAATACTTTTTAGCTGATGAAAATGGTAGTGCTATTGCAACATCAAACGATGGTAAACTATCCAAACAAAACTGTGATGAGATATTTGGAGTAGTTGATGTTGAGAGTTTAGCGTTAAGTAAAGCTAGTTTCTTTGGCGGCACATATAGAAATCCAGAAGGTTTTTCTGATGAACAGGTTGGATATTTACATGGCTTTATTGAAGCAATGGAGTTGAATGAAGACAAGTTGTTTACTGAAGATGATGTTATTACTGCTATTGTTCATTACACTTATTTGTTGCATAATGACGGTAAAGGTTATGAAGAAGGAGATAATAATGATGATAGAATAGAATGTGTAATTGCAGCTTTAAAACAAAAACCAATAGAAATTGAAGTTGAGATTGAGATGGTAAAAGTTGTTGACAAAACAAAAATGATTGGCGCGGTAAAAGGGGTTAAGGGTAGTGGACATAAAATCAAAACATATAAATCAGTACCAAACCTTGATTCAGATGAATGTTTAATACTTAAAAAGATTTGATATGGAAAAAGATTTTAAAACAACAATGGGTGAACAAGATGCATCAATTACCGCAATGTATATGGCGTTAATGGATAAACTTCATGGAAAACCTAAAGGTAGTAACTATACCCCACCTAAGAAAAAACGTAAAAAGAAAAAGTAAACAAAATTTGGAGAAGTAAAAAAGTTTTCGTATATTTCAAGTAAGAAAGAAAGAAATTAAAAAAAGAAAGTTATGTTAGATTTAAGCAATCAAGAGTTTTTAAGCACATCAGAAATTAAAAGTAAAGCATCGTCAATCTTTACAACAACAGCCGCTCCAACGGTTTCAGACAAATTTACCCACATTCCAACCAATCGAGTGATTGAGGATATGGCTCAATTAGGATGGGGTGTTGTAGATGCTAAGCAAGTTAGAGCACGTAAAGAGGGAACGATTGGTTTCCAAAAACATTTAGTTGTATTCCGTAACAATGATGTAGTAATCAATGGTGCAGACGGTGATACAGTATTTCCACAAATTTTATTAACAAATTCAAACGATGGTAAAAATGCGTTTACGTTTACAGCGGGTTTATTCCGAATGGTATGTGAAAATGGTTTGGTTATTTCAACTGAGCAGTTCAATGATGTAAAAATGCGTCACATGGGATACACATTCGAGGAATTGCAAGTACAAATCCGAGCAATGGTTGAACAGTTGCCTTTGACAGTTGAGTCAATGAATAAAATGAAACAAATCCAATTAACCGATGAGCAAGCTCAAGGTTTAGCTAAAAAAGCATTGACATCTCGTTTCACTGAGGAACAAATCGATGCATTCAACATTGATTTGGACAAATTGTTAGAGCCAACACGTCCTGAGGATAAAGGGAATGATTTATGGTCAGTGTTTAATGTGATTCAAGAGAAAATCATTGATGGAGATTTTACATACATGGTTGGAACAAAAATTCGTAAAGCACGTAAAGTGAAGAATTTCAAACAAGACATGGAAATTAATCAAAAATTATTTGCAACAGCGGCCGAGTTAATGGCCGCTTAAGCAAAAATAGTCAGGTGGCGGAATTGGTAGACGCCGTTTATTGGTTAAACTCCGATACATCTAACATATGGTGCTTATAGAAGATAGATATTTTTCCGAAATGCTAAATATCATACAGGTTCGAATCCTGTCCTGACTACGAAATCCTGAAAATACGTACGTCCGTTTACGGCTATGGAAGTGGTTGACGACTCGGAAAGACGAGTAAATAGTCAGGTGGCGTAATGAGGCATGGTTGCCGAGTCCTATATGGTTGCTTTAAGGTTCGAGTCCTCCCTGACTACAAATAAAGTAAAGCCTGGTGAAGTTGTCAAAGTTGGGTTGAAGCAGAACTATGCATAAAATACATGAGTGTATAATGACAAATGGAATACACAAATGGTATAGTTAGATTTACTTTTTATTTAGTCAGGTGGTGTAATTGGTAACACAACAGGCCGTGAGAGAGCAAGTGGTTCGAATCCACCTCGCTTAATGTAACAGGTAGTTACACATTCTGTTGATACAGGTTCGAATCCTGTCCTGACTACAAAACGCTTCATAACCGTTAGGGCATAGCCCGTTTCTTTTCCTGCCGTGCGTATACGAACGTGCGGCAGGTTTTTTTAAATAAAGGAATGGTTTGAGCAAAAGAAATTTCGTATATTGAATGTATAAAAGAAGGATATGGAAAAAGAATTTGTGCCTTATGATTTGGCTTTAAAACTCAAAGCAATTGGATTTGATGAACCTTGTTTTGGACAATTTTACAAACACCCAACTCAAAAAGAGGAAGAGTTTAGATTATTTCATGATTGTGTTTGGGAAGACAGAACAACTTCATATTGGAGAACCAACATATCTAACCATTTTGTTTCAGCACCAACATTCTCACAAGCATTTAGATTTTTTAGAGAGAAGTATGATTTACATTATCTACGTCCAACAAAATATTCTGAAACAAAATGGTGGGGAATTGGGGGTAATACTAAAGTGTGTGATTCATACGAAGAAGCAGAACTTGCTTGTCTTGATAAACTGATTGAAATCGTAGAAGGAAGGGAATCTTAAAAAGAAATTTCGTATATTGAATGTATAAAAGAAAGATATGAGTAAAACAGAAGAAATAAACGAGGAAATCATCAAAAAACAAGATGAAATAATCGAAATATTAAAAGAACTAATCCAGGGTCGTGACAAGTACATAGCTCTATTAGAAAAACAATTAGCAATCACAGAAAAATATATAAACAATGAGCAACAACAATAATAACACATCAGGTGGAATCGGATTAGGTATGGTCCTATTCTTAATATTCATGACTTTAAAGTTAACAGGAAACATTGCTTGGTCATGGTGGTATGTAACACTTCCATTGTGGGGTCCAATTTCATTAGTATTTGCCTTTATCATTATAGCAGGAATTATTCATGGTCTCACGAAATAGCATTACACCACGAATACCAATCAACAAAAATCTATATGATTTGATTGGAAGAGTATTAAACAGCAATTGTTTTCCAACGTTTAGA